GTCCTCAACGTCACGGCTGGGATCAACACCGGACAACTCAACTCCGGGAACAACGTGGCCGCCAACGGCGCGGTGACCGCCGCTGGCGGCAGCATGGCGCTGGCGGCGAACGTGAGCGGGCGTGTTCTGCAGATGGACCCGAACTGGGCCTGGCACTGGTCGACCACCACCGGGGACATGACGTGGATCGGTCCGTTGCCCGCGCCGTTCACCACGTTTTTCCAGATGCGCACGTCGGATAAGAACTGCATCAATTTGATTGGCGGGTTTGGCGGGATCGTCGATTACTTCGTCGGTTCCGACACACGGCTTAAAACCGACATGGTTCCGGCGTCCTGCGGTCTGGCGGACATACTGAAACTGGAACCCATCGAATTCACCCGTATCGACCATGACGGGTCGCGCGAGATCGGTTTCGCCGCGCAGGCCCTGCGCGAGGTCATTCCGCTGGCGGTGCGTCCTTTCGACAAACTGGACACCGACGATCCGATATTGGGCATCACGATGACGCCGATCATCGTCGCCCTGGTGAACGGGATGAAGGAACTGGCGGCGGAAGTCGCCGCGCTGAAGGCGGGGAAATGACACCGGGGAAGATGCCCCTGCTGATCTACCGTGGCGACACGTATCGCTGGCGGTTCAAGCTGTGGCTGGACACGGAGCGTACCGTGCCCGCCGATCTGAACGGCGCGAAAGTGGTGGCGCAAATACGTGACAGGGGCGGTGGATCGTTCATCGCGGGCATGGCCTGCACGATCAACGTGCCCAACACCGTGGTGATGGTGCTGGCGGCGCACGACTCGGCGAAACTGCCCAGTTCGTCGGTGTGGGATCTGCAGGTGACGTACGCCTGGGGCGACGTCGCCACGGTGCTCGCCGGACAGGTGAACACGACCTCCGACGTCACTACGGTATTAACATGAACGACATCGTGTCCATCGACGTATCCACGGAGCCGACGCCCACCCAGGTGGACGTCTATCCGATTGTGAATATGTCGGTGGATATCCAGACCGACGACGCCGATCCGATCCTGGTGGACGTTGTCATGACGCCGCCGGTCTGGTCGGTGGATATCGACATTTTCACTCCCGAACCGGTCCAGATCGACGTCAGCACGGGCGACATGGGACCGTCGGGCGGTACGGGGCCTCAGGGGCCGGTGGGTCCTACCGGTCCGACGGGGCCTCAGGGGCCCGCCAGTACAGTTCCCGGCCCCGCCGGGCCGCAAGGGCCGCAAGGTGTTCCGGGTGACGATGGCGCGGATGGCGCCACGGGTTCGCAGGGTGTTCAAGGTCCGGCCGGTCCGGCGGGCGCCAAGGGCGACACGGGCAACACGGGCGCCACCGGCCCCCAGGGTATCCAGGGCGTTCCCGGCACGGCTGGTGTGGACGGCGCGACCGGGCCTCAGGGCGTGCCAGGCACGCCCGGCGCGGAGGGTCCCGTTGGGCCGCAGGGACCACAAGGTATTCAGGGCGAGACCGGCGCCGCCGGTACGGGCATCAACGTCAAGGGCCAGGTGCCCGATGTCGGCTCGCTTCCGCCCACGGGCAATTCGGACGGCGACGCGTATATCGTCCAGGATACCGGCGATATGTGGATCTGGGACACCGAGACGGGTGTCTGGATAAACGCCGGGCCCATACAAGGGCCGCAGGGTGAACAAGGTATCCCAGGCCCGACCGGACCGCAGGGCGTCAAAGGCGACACGGGCACTCAGGGACCCGTGGGCGCGACGGGTTCCACGGGTGCCACCGGACCGGCGGGTGTGGACGGCGCGACCGGCGCGCAGGGTCCACAGGGCGTCCAGGGGCCGATAGGCGCGACGGGCGCCACGGGTGCCGATAGCACGGTGCCGGGGCCCGTGGGCCCCACCGGGGCCACGGGGGCGCAGGGTCCTGTCGGCGCGACCGGCGCGCAGGGTCCACAGGGCGTTCAGGGTGTCCCCGGCGTTGATGGCGATGATGGTTTCATAGCCGAGCCTGTCGGGGCCGGAACGTTCGGGCGGCTGCAAACAGGCGCGTGGCAGCGCAGCGTGGCCACCGTTGGCGACACGATGACCGGGGCGCTGATCGTCGGCGCGAAGACGACGGTGGGCCGGGGCGCGACCACGGCGGCTGTCGCCTCGCCAAACACCGACCTCCAGGTTGTCGGACCGGCGGCGGGCGGCTCGGCCAACATCACGCTGGAAGCCTACGCGGGCGGCACCCAGGTCATCCATCGCCGCGCCAACGGGACGGCGGGGGCACCGCTCGCCATCGCCTCTGGCGACGCGCTCATGTCATTCCGCACGGCGGGATACAACGGCACCGCCTGGACGCTCGAACAGATCGGGGTCTCGGTGTTCGCGGAGGAAGCCTGGACGGCGACCGCGAACGGGCGTCGGACTTCGCTGTGGACTGTGCCAAACGGAACCACGGCGCACCTGGAGCGGCTGCGGATCGACCACTCTGGCATCGTCATGATCGGCCAGACCGCTCCCATTGGGACGGCGCTGCTACAGGTCAACGGCGGTTTGAGCCTGACCAATGGCGACGCCACGTTGTTTCGCGATCCGACCGCGCCGCTGCACGCGGTGCCGTTGCAGTATCTGACGGCGAACTATCTGACACAAACGCAGGGCGACACGCGTTGGGTCAACGTGACCGGCGACACGATGAGCGGCGTGTTGAACGTCAACGCCTCGATCAACGTCAATCAGGCCGGATCATCATTCACGATCTACCCTGGCACTGGACCGGGCGCGTGGAACGGCATCACCCAGTCCAATGATACGGCGTTGATCTTCACACGAGGCGCGGTGGATACGGGCGCGCTTACGTTGACGACGTGGGGCAACGTGCCGTTGGGCATACGCATCGACGCACCGGCTGGCACCATCGCGATGACCGCCGCCAACGAACTCACTGTCAGCCACGATCCAACCGCGCCTCTTGGGATCGCCACGAAGCAGTATGTCGATAACAACACGATCAGCATCAGCGGAGGTGACACGCGCTGGGTCAACGTGACCGGCGACAACATGACCGGCCCGTTGAACATTTCGCACCCCGACGGTCAGTCCCAGTTGATGCTCCGGGGCTCCACCAAAGGCGTTCGGATGAACTCCGGCCCTGACTATTTCATGATCGAGGGGGTCGATAATACCGGAGTAACAAGCTACCAGCCGCTCTGGCTGGGCGGCTCACAGATCGGTCTGGCCGCGCCGGTCGTGGTCATGAACAGTCAGTCCGTCACGCTTGGCCGGGACCCCGGCAGCGCGATGGAAGCGGTGCCGCTGCAATACCTGACGAACAACTACTCAACCAACACACAGGGCGATGCCCGGTGGGTCAACGTGACCGGCGACACGATCACCGGCCATCTGACCGTTGACAACGGCATATGGAACCGGGGCGAGTTTCTGTTCACGCAGCAGAACACCGGGCCACTGCCATCCGTCGGCGGCGGTTATCTGACATGGAATACCGACGGCGCGGGCGATGTCGCGTTCGTCAACGGCTGCAACTGGATTCCGGCTGGTTTCTCTTGGTATAACGTGCTCAGCCCGAGCGGCTGGAAACGCACGATGTTCCTGCGGTTCGACGGCGTTCTAAGTTTGAGTGGGCCAGGGGTCGTTTACACTCTGGGCGGTGCCGGAACGAACGTCATGGGCTTTTCATGGGGCGGTGACAACGCCATCCATGGATGGGTAGACGGCAACGAGGTTGGCGTTCTGGCCACGCAATACTGGGTCAGCCAGAACAGTGTCACGCAGGCGGCGGGTGACACGCGCTGGGTGAACATCACTGGCGACACCATGACCGGTGATCTGACCGTCAACACGAGCATCAACGTCGGTACGTCGGTGGGCACATCTGGCGTTGTCTATGTGAATTCACGCAAAGTCGATGTAGCGGGCGGCATCACGCAGGGCGCGGCTGGTTATAGCTGGCTGATTGGTAGCATCCAGCGTTGGCACATGGGCGTCTCAAACTATCCAGATGAGGATGGCACAGACAGAGGCGTCGATCTCGTGTTGCACCGTTACGGTGACACGGGTGGTTATCTCGGCTCCTCAATAGCCATGGAGCGTAAGACAGGCCGGTTCTTCACGCATGGCGGTCTAAGTCCACAGAACCTCGGCATCGACTTCGGTGGCGCGGTCGCCAGCGTGCCGTGGGACCTGACGAAGCATATCAGTTTTCATTACGCGGGTTACGGTCAGTCGGTCACCAGTTTCCGCATGAACCATGTGGCGGCGGGTGACGCCCGGCACTACTTCGTTATTGGCACGACCGACGCCGCGTCCATCCACCCCACCGGGATTTCTTACGACGGCCTGCCGAACGGCGGGCACACGACCGGCATCACATGGTTTCCCGACAACACGGCTCACCTGTTCATAGACGGCGGCGATCAGGGTGCGCTCGCCATGAAGGGCGCGCTCCCTGTCGTCTACACGAACCCGCCGCCGATGGACGGCGCGGGCAGCGCCGGATCAAATGTCTGGTATTATGCCCAAGGCGATCACGTCCATCCGACGCAGTTTCAGACCGCCCTTCTGGACGCCAACACCAGCCGCGTGGTGGGCGTCGGCGAAATAACCGCCCACGGGCTGTATATGTGGGGCTCACCGACTGGTCCGGTGACCCTGACCATGCCCGTCGCCACGGTCCCCACGAAGATATGGGCGGCGATGAACATCACCAACCAGCCGATAACCCTCGCGGGGGCGAGCGGCGGCACGATCACGGTGCAGGCGGGGGGTAACCAGACGGTCTGGACCGACGGCGGCGGTGTCTACCCGGTGAACACCTCGACGGTGACCCCGGCGGCGGCGAGCAACGACGACGCGGTCGCGAACACGCGCTGGGTCAACGCCAACTTCATCACGCCAGTAGCCGGTGACGCTCGCTGGGTGAACGTCGGCGGCGACACGATGACCGGACGGCTCACGATCAACTACGGCGTGGACCCGCTTTACATCACGGTGCCAAATAACAATTGGGCGCGCACGTTCTACACTGTCACCGGCACGCGAACCTGGGGGGCGGGGCTTGAGCCAGGGGGTCATTACGTCGTCACCGACGAGGGCGTCCCGGCGGTTCGGTTTCGTATCGACACTAACGGGAACGCGGCGTTCTACAATGCGCTCAATGTCGCGACGGACCTTACCGTCCACGGCGCCATCGACCTTGACAACGGCTACATTGGCGCTGATCCAAACGACCGGTCGCGCGGCATCACCCTCTACGGCCCAAGGGTCGGCCTGGGTTATGGGTTCCTCGTCACAAGCTACACGCTCAACTACACAACCCAGAACACCACCGACGCACATGACTTTTATACCGGTGGCAACCTGTTGTTCCGCGTCAAGGGCGGCGACAGGGTCACATCTTACCTGCCTGTTTACGCCAGGAACACCGTCCAGATAGACGGCGCGTCTGGCGCGTCGTCGGTCCTTGTTCTCAACAATGGTGGCGGTGGCGGTGTCAACGATGCCATGGGATACAACAACGGCTCGTTGCGTTGGATCATGCGGCTGGGCGGCAGCAATGACCAGAGTGGCGATCCGATCACCGGGACCGGCGGATCGGCATTCGCGATATTCGCTTACCGTAATGATGGCGCCTTCCTTGGCCAGCCGTTCTACATCACGCGTTCCGCGACCGGCGGCGACACCACGATCAACGGCTACGGCTACGTCGCCAACGCTCCAAATGGGGCGTATGGCATCGTCAACCTGGGGTATCTCCAGGCGAACTACTACACGCCCGCGCAGCAGGACGGGCGGTATCTCAAACTCACGGGCGGCGATCTGAGCGGCACGTTGAACGTGACGCCACAGATCAACGTCAATTATGCCGGAACCGCTGTCTCGTTGCTGCCTGGGGCGGGGTCGGGTGCGTATAACGCCATCGTGCAGACCAACGACGCTTTGATCGTCGCCAGTCGATACGCACCGGACACGGGCGCGATCACCATCGCGCCATGGAGCAACTCCGCGCTAGGCATCCGCATCGACGGGTTGGCGCACACAATCGCGATGACCGCGCAGAGCGGCGTGAGGATGTCTGTTCCTGACGGGTCTTCAATCGCGCTCCTCATCAATGGAAACACCAAGGGCGTTCGTTTCAGAATTGACGGGGCCGGATCATATATTGAAGGAGTAGACAACACCGGAAACGCTTCGTATCAGCCGCTGTATTTTGGTGGATCGTCAGTCAGTATCAGTTCAACGCTCGCCGTTTCTGGTCAGGCGACGTTCCAGAACGGCATCTACATGAATAACTTCGTGGGTGCATCGAACGACGTGACCCATGGCCTCAATATGTATGGCGGGGCCTACGGGCTGGCGATCTCGGGCGGACGGATGAATGTCGTCGGCGGTTCGGTCTACATGGTCAGCAGTTCAAACACTGACTGGGCGCACTTCGATGATGGCGGTATGTCGTTGCACGTCGGTGACGCGTGGCTGGCGCGTGATCCTACTCAACCCATGCACGCGACAACGAAACAATACGTGGACGCGAAGTTCGTCGCGATAACCGGTGGCGATTACGTCAAGAAGACCGGCGACACCATGACCGGCGCGCTCCAGGTCGGGACGGGCGTGGGTTATTCCAGGCTGGACCTGGGTAGCGCCACCAACAGCGGCCACCTCGGGTTTCACACGCCCGACGGTACGCGACACGGCTATATCGGCAACGCCACCGCGACGACCGTGGAGTTCGCGGTCGACGCGGGGATGACTCAACTGGCCCTGGTCGCGCCGACCGTCTACATGAGTGGTGTCGCGAGCGTTACCAGCGGCATCATCTACCGTAGCCTGTCCGCCAACGTCATCGGCTTTGGCTGGGACGGTCCCAACGGGGCTCTGAACTACTTCATTGATAATTCGTTCCAGGGAACAATAGCCTCGCGGGCCTGGGTCCAGGGTAATTATTATACCACTCCCGCCGCTGACGGGCGCTATCTTTACAAAGCGGGGGATACCTGCACGGGCGCGCTTACCGTGAACGGCTACTTCACCTGCGCCGATATCATGACCATCAGCGGTCGCGTGTATGTCGCCAACAACCCCAACTACTGGATGGGCCGTCAGTCATCCGACGGCGTTTGGATGATCATCGACAACACCGTCGGCATCCTGACGCTAACCCACACCGGAATTTTGTCGATACCCGGAACGGCGTCCGTCTCGGGGGCGGGCATGTATTATAAGAACCTGGGTCCGGTGGCCAGCCACGCGTTCTACTTCGACGGCCTCACCGGCGTGTGGGGCCGGGTCGATGGCAACTATTTGACCGACTACGCGGTGGGGTCCTGGAGCGACCGGAGACTTAAACAGGACATCGCACCCTCGACGTTTGACTGTCTCGCGGCGATCAACGCGATACCACTGAAACAGTATCGCTGGCGGAAACCGTCCGAGCCCCGAACCGTCGAGGGGAACACGCGGGAGGTGGACGACACCATCATCATCCCGGTCGGGCTGATCGCCCAGGAAGTCGGTGAAGTCTACCCCGTCGGCGCGCGTCCGGGGCTGAACGGCCCGGAAGGCGAGGGCTACTGGCAACTCAACGATCAGGCGCTCATCGCGGCCCTGATCGGTTCCGTGCGACAACTGACGGCGCGTCTCGAAACACTTGAACAGAGGATACACTGATGGCCGCTCTTATCATTCCGACCAATACGACTTTCGGCAGCATGACCAACCAGACCGTGGGCAGGCTGCTCGGCCTGAACACCACCATGGCGCGGCTGCAGGATGCCCTGGCCACGGCTTCGGCTGGTTACGTCGGTACTCCCGGCACCCAGTACGAGGCGGGTAATATGACGACGCCAGGTAACATGTTCGTGCAGAACAATTTCGGCATCGTTCCCGACGGCGTCACGCCGGGCAAAAACGGTACCGACTACGAGTTCGCGATGAACACCCTGGCCGGTCATTGGACCACGTTCTGGACCGCCGCCGAGGCCGCTATCAATCAGTTGGATAACGGCTCGTCGTCAATGTAATTACGGGAGTAAAATCATGAGTGGAACACAGCCGCAACAAGACATCACGACCCTGATGGCCATGGTGACGATGCCCATCTCGCGCTGGAACCAGGTCCTGGAAGTGCTGGGCCAGCAGCCCTGGCGCGAGATCAACCCGGCCATCATCGACATTCATCGTCAGTTACAGGACGCGGTGAACGCGCAGACCGGCCAGGGCAACGGCATGTCCACGCTGCGACAGATGAAAGAAACGCAGTCATGACGGATATGTCCATCCCGGAGTTCCATTTTAATCCGGTAGTAAACGATCCCGACGCGGTCCCCTTGCTGGGACCGACTCCGATGCCGATGGTGGCGGGATCTTCCGAGTGGATGCGCGCGCCCGCCTGTCCGAACACGGCGCAGGATTGCCGTATCACCGTGACGAGGCAGGCCGTGCGGAATCCGATCCCCTCGGCCGTGAATTCCGGTGACGGCGTGGCGCGACCGGTTCTGTACGTGCAGTCGTTGCCGCGTGGGGCCTGCTCCGTGTGCGGGCTCGCGTGGGACATAGCCGGGGGGCCTCCGGGTCCGAACGAAATACCGTTCGTGCCCGATCCGGTGCCTCCTTTCCCGTATACTCCCGCAACCTGACGGGGCACGCTTATGTCGGGGTCGCTCACCTACAGTTCCGCCATTGGACAATTCGTCATCGGGTTCAGCCCGATAGAGGGCGTGTTCGGCATGCCCGCGCCGACCGGCGGCGACGTGGAGCGGCTCTACGACAACATCCAGACCATGCTTCCGGCGATCACCTTGCCGGTGATCGAGATGGAGTTGTGGAACACGGTTCAGGAGTTCTGCATCCGGAGCACTTACTTCCGTAGTAAAATTCATTGGGAGATGGGGCCGGGCGTCAGCACGGTGGATTTCAATCCGTTCAACGCCGACATGAGCGTGGTGTGGGTTTTGTACACGCACGGATTGACCCATTGGGAGATCAACCCGCCAGCGCAACTGGTGGATTTCCTGCCGCCCTTGGCGGGCCGTTCGGGCTGGGCCCTGGTGGCGTTGCGTCCTCTCCGGTTCGACGTGGTCAAGCTGGGCGCGATCCCGGAATTGTTCACCACCTGGTTTGAAACCATGCTGGACGGGACCCTGGCGCGGCTCTACGCCATGCCCGCCAAGCCCTGGTCCGCGCCGCAACTGGCGCAATATCACGGTCAGCGGTACCGCCAGGGTATGGGGCGCGCGCGAGACATCGCCGAGCGGTTACACTCTCATCAGCAATCGCCCCGCAGGACGTATCCTTATTTCGCGCACGGCAGGAGAAAACAATGACACTGCAAGCGCGGGTATATAAAGAACCGCCGGACATCACGCGCATCGTCGTGGACATGGCGTGGTGGCTGGACGTGAACGAGATCATTACCCAGATCGTTTCGTCCGAGGTCATCCAGGGCATGTCGGGCTGGTCGGAAGCCCCCTATCCGCCGCCCGACAGTCCGCCGCCGTATGATCCCACGCCGTTGATACTGCGCGAGGTGTTGCTGGACGCGACGCACAGGCAGCTGATCATCTTCGTCGAGTTCGGCACGTCCGGCGTGGCCTATACGCTGCAATTCATATTGGACGGTTCGACGAACCGCCGCATCACGTTCGAGGTCGGTGTCCAGGTCACGGGCGTGCCGCCGGAACAACCCATGCCGTTGCCGCCGCCACCATCCGGGGGAGCGGGGCAGCAGCCGGGTGACCGGTATCTGAACATCCTGGGCGGCATGATGGAGGGGGAACTCTATCTCTTCCATGATCCGCTTTATCCGACCGAGGCGGCGACCAAGGCTTACGTGGATGGCGTGGTGGCCGGGGCGGCGCCCGGCGGATCGTTCATGCCAATCTCGGGCGGCACGTTCACCGGCCCGGTGCACATGGGCAGCAGCTTGCTCACCCTGTCCCAGGCCACG